GAATATGAGAACAAGATTGTAAAGGTTATTGTTCGTAAAAAAACAAAACCCAAAGATTTTGAAAAGTTTATTGATAAGTTGTATTCTATTGGCGTCCAAGATTTAAAAATTATTGAAAACTTTGATATTCAAGAAAATGAAGATTTTGAAATAGGAGAGGAAGAAAATACTCTTTCAATTCTAAGTCGTTATATTGATGAATCTGAAACACAGTATGATAAGAATATTATTAAAAATATTTTTCAAGAACTCTATAAACAAGCTTGCGAGGTAGAATAAAATGTATCTCCTCACTCTCAAAGAAAGTAAAGATGAGGGTGCTTATGCCGTGCAAGATAAGTATGGTGATAAGGTCCTTTTTCTTTTTGAGGAGGAAGATGATGCTGTTCGTTATGCTATGATGCTTGAAGAGCAAGAAGAACAAACTATGGATGTTGTTGAGGTTGACGATGAACTTGCTATAAAAACTTGTAAAATACACAGTTACAAATATACTGTAATTACTTCTGATGACATTGTGATTCCCCCCAAGAATGATAACCTTTAAAAATATTAAGTACAAGAATTTTTTAAGTACTGGAAATAATTGGACTGAGATTGATTTTCAACAATACAATACGAACCTGATCATTGGAACGAATGGTGCGGGAAAAAGTTCTATGTTGGACGCACTTACTTTTGTATTGTTTAATAAACCATTTCGCAAAATTAATAAACCACAACTAATCAATACCACAAACGAAAGAGAATGTTTAGTTGAGATTGAGTTCTCTGTGAATAGTCGTGATTATTTGGTTCGTCGTGGAATCAAACCAAATGTATTTGATATTGAGGTGAATGGTAATCCACTTCATAAGGAAGCAGATGATCGTGCTAATCAACGCATTCTTGAGGAGAGTATTCTTAAAGTAAATTATAAATCATTCACACAAATTGTAATCTTAGGTAGTAGCACCTTTGTGCCTTTCATGCAACTCACAACTTCTAATCGTCGTGAAGTGATTGAAGATTTGTTAGACATTCGCATCTTCTCTGCGATGAATAATTTGGTTAAAGAAAAACTTAGGATAATGAGGGACCAATCTAAATCTTTAGATCTGAAAAAAGATAATGTCAAAGATAAGATTGGGATGCAGGAAAACTTTATTAGCGAACTTGAAGAAAGGGGAAATGCAAATATAAATGCAAATCAAGAAAAAATTAATTCTTTGGATGCAGAAGTTCTTGCCTATATGAAAGAGAATTCTATCCTTGAAGAAGATGTATTTAAGTTCATTAAGGAACAGGAAAGTGTTATTGGAGCAGGGAAAAAATTAGTAAAACTAAACAATCTTAAAGGAAAACTCTCTCAAAAAGTAGGCACTATTACCAAAGAGCATAAGTTTTTTACCGAAAACACGGTTTGTCCTACTTGCACTCAGGACATAGAAGAGGAGTTTAGGTTAAATAAGATTGTAGACGTTCAAAATAGAGCAAAAGAACTCCAGAGTGGTTACCAAGAACTGGAAACCACCATTAAGTTTGAACAAGAAAAAGAACGTCAATTCAACTCACTATCTAAGGAGATTACTAAACTCAATAATGGCATTTCTCAAAACAATACTAGAGTATCTGGATGTCAGCGACAAATCCGAGATTTGGAATCGGAAATTCAGAGACTTACCCAGCAAGTTGCAAACAGAAATACTGAACATGAGAAGTTAGCAGAGTTTAAAGTAACCCTCCAAAATACAATTGAAGACCTGTCCGATAAACGGATTGAAATGTCAAATTATGACTTTGCATATTCATTGCTCAAAGATGACGGTGTAAAGACAAAGATCATTAAAAAATATATTCCTTTCATTAATCAACAGGTTAATCGTTATCTGCAGATGATGGATTTCTATATTAACTTCAATTTGGATGGTGAATTTAATGAGACCGTAAAATCGCCAATTCATGAAGATTTTTCTTATGCTTCTTTCAGTGAGGGTGAGAAAATGAGAATTGATCTAGCACTTCTTTTCACATGGAGAGAAGTTGCCCGTGTTAAAAATTCTGTCAATACAAATCTTTTAATTATGGATGAAGTATTTGATTCTTCACTTGATGGATTTGGTACAGAAGAATTTCTTAAAATTATTAAATATGTCATTAAGGGTGCTAACATTTTTGTAATATCTCATAAATCAGATTTGCATGACAAGTTTGACAATGTGATAAAATTTGATAAGATAAAAGGGTTTTCCCGGAAGGTACTATGAGACAACAAATTCGTCGCCCTGTTGATATTTCCAAGACTTTCAGAAATTCTGGAATGACTTTAATTACAGACCCAGCATCAGATAGGTATCTCAATGCAAGTTCCAAACTGGCAACATCACTCCAAGAAAAAGCAGAAACGCACTCTCAAACCACAAGCGATGAGAGCACGTAAGGAAGCACTCAGACAATTTAAGAAGTGTCACATGAACCCGTTCAAGAAGCGGGTTTCGTTGTATTATGAGATCATACGAACGAACTTCAATGACCGTTTCTCACGAGATTAAATCCCAACTGGCCAAACTACTGGCAACAGAAGATTTGATTGTAGAGCACAAGAAAGTTGAAACTGCTAGCTTCAACGTCCATACTCGGGTTCTGACGCTTCCAATGTGGGAAAAGGCAAGCAATTGTGTTTATGATATGCTAGTGGGTCATGAGGTGGGACATGCGCTTTATACACCTGACCGAGATTGGTTTATAGAATTGCAAATTCCTCCACAGTTTGTGAATGTGGTTGAAGATGTCCGCATTGAAAAACTTATAAAACGTAGGTATGCAGGTATTGGTAAGACATTCTATCGCGGTTATCAGGAACTTGCCGATCAAGATTTTTTTCAGATTGCTAATGAAAATGTCAATCTTATGAATCTTGCTGACAAAGCAAATCTATATTTTAAGATTGGTAATTTTACAAACATTTCTTTTACTGAAGAGGAGATGGCAATCATTCGTATAATTGATGGTTGTGAGGATTTTGATGACACCTTATTTGCAGCAGAGGTTCTGTATAAATTTTGTAAAAGAGAGCAAGAAAAAGAACAAGATAGTAATATTGATAATCAAAATAGTCAACAATCCGATGAAGGAGATTCTACTGAAGAATCTGAATCCGGAGATTCTGAAGAGGGAGATTCTGAAGAGGGAGATTCGGCAGACTTGAAAACTCCTTCATATGAACAGAAGGGAGGAGATGTTGGTAATGAAACTTTGGATGATGAACTTGAAGTCTCTACTGCAAGTAATCTAGAAGATGCACTTAAACAACTTATAGATTACAGTGGATTTGAAAATGTTTATTTGGAGTTTCCTAAACTTGATTTAAAAAAAGTTGTCGTTCCTAATTCTAAGATTCATGAACTTTGTGCAGAGAACTGGAAATCTTATGCGGAAAATGAGAGTGAATACGGAAAATCATTTCCATTAAGTTTCAATATTTCTAAGGTTGATCAACAATATTCTAAATTCAAACGTTCTGCTCAGAAAGAAGTTAGTTATTTGGTAAAGGAGTTTGAATGTAAGAAAGCAGCAGATGCTTATTCTCGTGCTTCTACATCTCGCACTGGTGTTTTAGATTGCTCTAAACTTCATACCTACAAATATAACGAAGACCTTTTTAAAAAAATTACTACCATTCCCGATGGTAAAAATCATGGTCTGGTATTTGTTCTGGATTGGAGTGGTTCTATGGGTAATGTTTTACTTGACACTATGAAACAACTTTTCAATCTGGTTTGGTTTTGTAAGAAAGTAAATATTCCATTTGAAGTGTATGCATTCACCAATGATTATCCCTTAATTGATGAGGTGACAGGTTGTAGGGAAATTTCTTATGAGAAAAAACCTGGTCTTGTTTATGTTCCTGAGTGGTTTTCTATGATGAATTTCCTTACCAGTAAGGTAAATGGAAAAGTTCTAGATGAGCAAATGAAAAATATTTTTAGAATTGCATATAGTCATGAGTATCATTGTTCTTTTAGAGCTCCTGTTGGTTTAGGACTCTCTGGCACTCCCTTGAATGAGGCAATGATTTCTCTTCATCAAATCTTACCAAAATTTAAAGAAGAACATAAACTTCAAAAAGTTCAGTGTGTTGTTTTGACTGATGGAGAGGGATGTTCTTTAAGATATCATCGTCATATTGATCGTGGATATGTTGATGGTCCTTTTCTTGGAACTGGTACTATTGGGCATAGGTGTGTTTTGAGAGATAGGGGAACTGGAAATACATATACCTTTAGTGATGAATGGGATGAAATGACCGATGTTCTTCTTCGCAATCTAAGAGATAATTTTGTTGATATAAATTTCATCGGCATTCGTATTCTTCAATCTCGCGATGCCAAATGTTTCATGCGTAAGTATTATAAATTTTATTCTGAGGAATATCGTAAAATGGAAAGTGTATGGAAAAAAAGAAAATCTTTTACGATTAAAACTTCTGGATATCACAGTTATTTTGGTTTATCATCTTCTGCCTTAAATAGTGATGATGAATTTGAAGTGAATGAAGACGCAACCAAGACTCAGATTAAGAGTGCGTTTGCAAAATCCCTCAACTCCAAAAAAATGAATAAGAAAATTCTTGGTGAGTTTATTTCTTTGGTGGCATGACCCTGGACACTTAATTAAGTGTCTGTCAAATGAAATTCAAAGCAATTTCCGTTTATAATAACTTCAGTCAAACAAAACAACTAATGTCTCTGACCACCGACTATATCCGCACTTCTCTTCAAAGTTTGTATGGTGAGTCTGTAACCTCTGCCGACATTCGTGCATGGTGTATGATGAATGATTCTAATTATCAAACTGTAACTAAAAAACTTTCTGAGTGTAAAGTTGGTCGTGGTAAATGGAATCTTGAATTGACAAAAGAAACCGTGGATGAATTGGAAGTATCTTACAGTTCTCCTGCAGCATTGCCTGCCATTGAGCAAAACCTTATTCCTCGGAAAGATGATACTTTCGTCCAGTTTGGTAACTTTAGTGATCTTAAAAAAATCATTCAGTCCAATCTTTTTTATCCGACATTTATTACTGGACTCTCGGGTAATGGTAAAACTCTCTCGGTGGAGCAAGCATGTTCCCAAACAAAACGAGAACTTATCCGTGTAAACATTACTATTGAAACTGATGAAGACGATCTTATTGGCGGTTTTCGCCTTGTTAATGGCAACACCGTCTGGCACAATGGCCCGGTCATCGAGGCACTTGAACGAGGAGCTATCTTGCTCCTTGATGAGATCGACCTCGCTTCTAACAAGATTCTCTGTCTCCAGTCAATTCTTGAAGGGAAAGGAGTATTCCTTAAAAAAATCGGAAAATGGATTGAACCTGTCTCTGGTTTCAACGTCATCGCCACAGCAAACACTAAAGGTAAAGGTAGCGACGACGGACGATTCATTGGAACTAACGTGCTCAATGAAGCCTTCCTGGAGAGATTTCCTGTAACTTTTGAGCAGGAATATCCTACTCCTTCCAATGAGGTGAAGATTCTTTTGGGTGTTGCTGCTTCTGTTGGTAAGCACGATGAAGACTTCTGTAGGAGACTCGTAGATTGGGCTGACATCATTCGTAAGACTTTCTATGACGGCGGTATTGAAGAAATTATCAGCACTCGTAGATTGGTTCACATTATCCATGCATATTCAATCTTTGGTAAGAAAGAAAAGGCAATCCAAGTTTGTGTGAATCGTTTTGATGATGAAACCAAACAAGCATTCCTAGAATTGTATGATAAAGTGGATGCAGATTTTGAAATGCCTGCAGAAACTGATCGCATTTATGTGATTGACGGTGGAGCAAATATTTGATATAATAAATTATGACTAACTCTTGGACCATGCTCTATGATGAAATTTTGAAAATGGATGAAAACACTTTGAACCCAGGCACTCTCACTCTTGGTGCCGAAGGTAATGACCACATTTCTTTAAATATGTCTAAAAATAATCGATATAAGTATAGTGAAGAAAAAATTCTTAAGGAATTAACTGACTATATTGTTAGAACATATGATCAGCACTATTCTGCTGGTGATGACAAGATTCAAACTCTTGATCTTATTGAAGCTTGTGGTGATGGTGAGGCATTTTGCCGATCCAATATTCTTAAGTATGCCTCTCGTTATGATAGGAAAGGCACCGCACGACGTGACATTATGAAGATTCTGCATTATGCTGTTCTTCTGATGCATTTCAACGATAAGAATGCCGTGAAAGAGAATTACAATCAATGACCATGAAACTACGTGAACGTACTATGAAACTGAGTGATTCAACTCTGTCCATCCTGAGAAACTTTGCAGGAATTAACAACTCAATTCTTGTAAAGAGAGGTAATCGTCTTCGCACAATTTCTGTTGCCAAGAACATCCTTGCCGAGGCAAATCTTGGTGAAGAGTTTCCTTCAGACTTTGCACTCTATGACCTCAATCAATTTCTCAATGTAAACAACAGTCTTTTCAGAAATCCTGAATTAGATTTTACCGATAATGGTTATGTTGTTATTAGCGAAGGTGAGTCCAAACAAACTTTTTTCTTTGCTGATCCGAATGTAATTGTGACTCCCCCCGATAAGGAAATTACTCTTCCCACTGAAGATGTTTGCTTTGAATTGAGTACAGAACAATTAGACAAACTGCTTAAAGCAGCTGCCATCAATCAACTACCTGATTTTTCTGCGATTGGTAGGAATGGTAAAGTAACTTTGGTTGTTCGTGATAAGAAGAACGATACTTCTAACAACTTTAATATTGTTGTTGGTCAAACTGATTCTGAATTCACATTCAACTTTAAGGTGGAGAACATTAAGATTCTTCCAGGAACCTATGATGTGGTTGTATCACAAAAACTTTTGTCACGATTCACTTCTAAAAACCATGATCTGACTTATTATATTGCTCTGGAACCTGATTCTACATTTGAGTGATATGAACATCTTTGTGACTTCCTCCGACCCATGGGAGTGTGCTAGGGTTCTCCCCGACAAACATATTGTCAAGATGCCCTTAGAGACCTGTCAGATGCTTTCTATTGTATGCTCTGACAAATGGGGTCATAACTTTGGCACTCTTCCTAGAGCAGATGGCAGTGCCTATGCTACTGAGAAAGGTGCTTTTCGTAATCACCCCTGCACTAAATGGGCAAATGAATTTGTAACTAATTGGCAGTGGTTGCTTGCTCATGGACTTGCTATGTGTGATGAATATACTGCTCGTTATGGCAAGGTTCATACCTGCCAGAAGACGCTTCTAGCAGCAAAGGAGATACTTCCTACGGCAGATCCTCAAGGTCGCAGTGGAAAGGATACAACACCTTTTGTCTTCGCAGGACCTG